CACGACGAAGGCCAGCTCTTTCTCGTCAAGTTCATTCGTGAGCTTGACGAGAAAGAGCTGGCCTTCGTCGTGATGCACGAGTGTATGCACAAGATATACCGGCACATCACTACGTGGAAGAAGCTGGCTGAGGAGAACGCGTTGTTGACTAACGCAGCTTGCGACTACGTAATTAACCTGAAGCTTAAAGACATCGACCCTAACGGTAACCACATCCGCATGCCGATGAAGGATGGCAAAGTGATCGGCTTGATCGATGAGAAGTATCGGGGCATGCACGTCAAGCAGGTCTACGACTCAATCAAGCAGGAGTTTGGTGAGGGCGGTGGTGGCGAGGGCTTCGATGAGCATGGGTGGGACGATGCCGACAGCATGACCGAGAAGGAGAAGGAGGAGCTTGCCAAAGAGATTGATCGCGCTATCCGTCAGGGGCAGATTGCGGCTAAGAAAGTAGGCGCAGGTGCAGGTGGCATGGATCGTGACTTGCAAGACTTGATCGAGCCTAAAGTGGACTGGCGTGAGGTGCTGCGCGAGTTCGTCAAATCAATCTGTAACGCAAAGGATGTTTCATCATGGAGACGAGTAAACCGCAGATTCCTCGCAGGGGATACGTACCTGCCCACGCTGATCGGAGAACGAGTAGGACATATCGTGATCGGTATAGATACGTCTGGGTCTATCGGGGGCAAGGAGTTAAGCGAGTTCCTTTCTGAAGTGAAGGGGATTGCAGATGAGGTTCGACCTGAGCGCGTTGACTTGCTGTACTGGGATTGTGAGGTGGCGAGGCATGAGGAGTATGACGAGCTTACCGTCTCTAACATTGTTAGTAGTACGAAACCACGTGGAGGTGGTGGCACTAGCCCTTCGTGTGTCACTAAATACATTAAAGATAAAGCGATCAAACCGGAGTGCGTCATCATGCTCACCGATGGGTATGTCGGTGCGGATTGGGGTGGAGACTGGGAGTGTCCGGTTCTCTGGGTTATCGTGGGTAGCAACGATGCCGTTGCGCCTGTTGGGAAAACTATTCGAATTGATGGGAGATGACATGAGCAAAGTAATCGTTGAGTTGGGGTATCGCAGCTACGTGCTGGACGCGAGTGATGCGCTAAAGATGGCAGAGATATTTGGCAAAGCTGAGCGGTATGAAGCCAAGTGGCATAGCAAGACCGAGGAGAGAGACTCGCACTACACGCACCACGTCTACCCCGACTCCGCATCCGATGCACCTACGATGAGAATACTAAACGATGCGACCTACCAGATGTACAAGCTGGCTGGTAAACCTGAAGATAACTAAACTACTTAAGGAGAATTGACATGGGTATTTCATCAAGCGCAGTATTGGTAGAACTGAACGTCTCGGTGTGGGGTGCGAGTAAGGTAGATCGTGACGCCACCGATGATGTCAATGTACGTAACAACGCAACAGCAGATGCAGCTAAGGTCTACAAGAATCTAACTGCCGGTACATCGTTGCGCAAAGAGATCAGCGACTACGCTGCGAAGATTCGTCAGTATCACAACCGACAGACTTTGCCGTGGACGCACAAGGGCGCTCGCTTGTTACCTACTTCCAACGTACTAGCGTACAAGCAAGACATGAACGTGATGGCGCATCACTTCAAAGCACTACTGCATAAGTTTTACTTTGACTACCCTAACATTGTTATGCAAGCCCAGAGCCACTTGCAGTCTATGTTCAACCCCGCTGACTACCCGACACTTGAGGAGGTTAAGGAGAAGTTTGGCTACAAGCTGGTGTTCTCGCCACTACCCGAGGCTGGTGACTTCCGCTTAGACGTAGCAAGCGAGGAGCTTGCGGAACTATCACGCTCTTATGAGGCGGACTTTCAGCAGCGGCTTGACCGTGCGATGCGTGAGCCGTGGAAGCGGCTGCATGAAGAACTTACGCATATCAGCGAGAAGCTAACCGATGCAAAAGAAGGTAGCGATGAAACCAAGAAGCGTTACCACGACAGCCTCGTGACCAACGCGCAAGCACTGTGCGGTCTGCTTACTAAGTTAAACATTACGAACGACCCGAAGCTTGAGCAAGCACGTCGCGAGTTGGAACTAACAATGTTAGGTGTAGACATCGACACAATCAAAGAATCGCCCGAGGTGCGTAGCAGCGTGAAGTCACGGGTGGATGCAATCCTTGATAAGTTTGAATGGTAAGGAGACAGACATGGGATACAGAAGCGACGTGGTAGCAGCGTTCTACGTAAGCAAAGAGGAGCACTTCCCTGTGTTGAAGCTTTGGCTTGACGAGAACTTTCCTGTGCAGGAGTTTGGGGATGATGTACGGTGGTTCAGTAGAGGTATGCTACTTGAGTGTGAGAATGTCAAGTGGTACGAGACTTACGAAGACGTGAAGGACTTTGACACCGCTGCGGATAAGTACATAAGCCTATGTAACGCAGAAGTAAATGAGGGTACGCCTACGTTCAACTACGAGTTTGTGCGGATAGGTGAGGACTACGATGACGTGGAGGTAGTCAGAGAGGGTATTGCAGGAGAATACCTATTGCACGTAAGTCGCGGTGTAATTGTGGAGGTGTGACATGGACAATGAAGAATGGCTTGTTTTAGCAGCAGCAATACTCGGTGCGATCATGGGCTGCGTTCTAGGTGCAACCTTGATGGTTATCTTTGGAGGTGCGTATGTATGGAAAGCTTAAGAACACGGGGATTCCGTCGCTTCGTGATCACAAAGAAGCACTAGCCCACTGGAACAGCATCAAGCCTATCCGTGGCAGGACTAATGACGAGCGTCCGATTGGAGATCGGCGTAAGAACTACATGCAGATTTTCCAAGACGCAGCGGGGAACATGGTCTGCAAGCTATACGCCACCAACGTAATTACGTTCTATCCAGATAACAAAGTTAGGTTGCATGTGCCATGGAATTGGCGCACCAATACTACGGCTAAGTTCATCAAAGACGTGCTCGGGTGGCATCGTGTGTACACAGGTGTGTACGACCATGACGTGTGCTTAGGAATCAAGGGGGACGATGCAAGGCAGATTCGGATCGGGGAGAACACCATGTTAGAGGTGGCTCATGATGGCTCATTTAAGTTGGTTAGTAATGACAACGTAGGTGTAGTGCTCTCAGTGGATCGAAGCAAGATGAACGCCGTTCGTAAGTCGGTCGCTCCGTTTATGAAGTTTGCAACAGGGGCAATCAAGCTACGCGAAGCTGAGTTTCAGACTGACTTCATGGTGGACATGATGAGTTACCTAGCTGACAACGCGAACGTAGGCATACAAAGCGTCGAGCGGAACTGGCACGAGCGGGTCAAGTGGACGCTGGTAGTCCCTGATCAACAGCGTTGGTGGAAGCGGGGTGACACGGAGGAGAGCCGCCGGTTGCATACATTCTTTCTTGATCGAGTGCGTAACGGTGACACTGGAGATTGGAACCACATGCTGAACTGGGCAGCTGCGTCGTTTGGGCATTTGCGAACGGGTCGAGGCGACGAGCCTAGCAAGTACCGCATGACGGTAGAAGTGTTTAATACAGGCATGGGTGAGTTACTACTAGCAGCGCACCCCGAGGTGTTCGTCCAGCGTAACGAGACACGCGAGAAAGTGGAGCGCAACCGCTATCGTAAGTACATGCCATTCGTAGAACTAACTAACAAGGAGAAAAGCAATGATGCAAATTAACGACGGCACAGCACCACCTAACATTGTTATAGATAGCAACGTGCATTTACCAGCAGGGGAGAAGCTGGTGTTACCTGCTTCCTTGGAGTTTATTCCGAAGGCGGCGCTTATCTTCCCGCGATGGACTTTCGAGATCGTTCGCGCTAACGACGTGAGTAAACCGCACGAAGGTAAGTTCTACGTAGCTAAGCGCATCGTGGTTAAAGATGAGCGTAGTACCCCACTAGGTCGCATCGAGTGTCAGGCTTGGGGTGCGCAGGGGGTAGATGCGTACTTCTCGAATGATCGAATCAGCCGTGCCGCTGAGCGTGGGGATTGCAAGCGAACATCAAAGCCGGACGTAGCGATAAAGATACTAAAGAAGTGGTTCACGCAGCCGCCAGTATCTGAGATCGCCGAGGTTGCATACGAGAAAGTAGCCCGTGACTACATGAGTCGAGTGTCATCTATTACACGTACGTACAGGGACAACGTGCATGACGTAATGGAGGGGCTAGAGAAATATGTAATGGACAACATCGAGGAGTACTGGAACAAGATACATCCAAACCACACCCCTCGGTTTACTTTAGAACAACTAAAGGTAGCGCAACAAGATATGGAAATCGCTGGCTCGATGGATGCCCAGAAATTCTTGACAGTAGTTATTCACGATGGTAAATATATCGTCCGCACGTCTAATGGTGGACATCAAGTAATGATGCACGAGGACTTGTCTGAACACATGCGCAGATCGATAGGCTTACTAAAGCTGGTAGAGCCTAGCCAGTTCGTCGGGGGCGCAGGGTTCAAAGGTAGGGACGACGTGTATTTTGTATCTAACCCACAAGCATAAACATAATGAGCATACTAAAACGCAGTCCGCAGGGCAGACCGAAGTTAAACGAGCACCCACTACTTGACCACTTGATAGCGAAGGGGTGGGCAGAGAACGATAGGGGTATCGCCACCTTGTTGGGGCTTAGCCCCTCTACGGTTAGTAAAGTGCGCAGTGGACTTAGAGTTGCGACAAGCGACTTTATCCTTGCTGTGCATGACGCTACCCACATGCCTATCAAAGATATACGGAGGTTGGCCTATAAGTACGGAGAAGCATAATGGTAATTGCAAGAAAGGCTGAGCGGTTTGCGAATTCACTGCTTGAGATGCCGATGGGCGAGAACGATCTAGAGATAGCTGCGGTGTTAAAAGAGTTAGCTAAGGTCTACGAAGCTGCATTTGACATGGTGTATGCAGACACGCACGAGCAAAGCAAACAAGCTTACCTCGATATGTTTAAGTTAGTAAAAGGAGGATGACATGAGTGACGAAATCAACTACCGCCAAGAGATCAAAGCGTTCCTTGCGGCTAACAGCGAAATGTTAGGTGGCCTTACAAGCGTGATCACGCACACGGGCGAGAACATAGATCTGAACAACATGACTGACGAGCAAGCCAAGACCGCTGCTGAAACGCTGTTCATCATAGGTACGCCAACAAGACTTGGCGCGTTAGCTAAGCGGTAGGGGGAGACAGTGGATACGAAGTTTTGCACAAGCTGCCAAGCGACAAGATCGACTGAAGGCGGGGAGTTTAGAGCTACACGTGGCGTGACACGATGGGTATGCCGACCATGTATCGAACGCAAGGCTGTCAGCATCTACCGCAATGTGAGTAAGGAGAAGCGATGAATAAAGTAAGAGTTTGGTGTGTCATCGACGATAGAGATATTTCACTAGTGTTCCGTTGGGACGCGGAAGAAAACTGTTGGGTGTGCAAGATGGAAGACGCTTTTATGCAAGACCTTGGGCCGCTACCGGAGGACGCATGATCACACTAACCCGCGAGGAAGCGCAGCAGGTGCTGGATGCGTTGGAGAAAATTATCCAAGGATGTAACGACGTTGAACGCGATGGGCATATACACAAGGACGGCAAAGATTTAGCGAGGTTAGTGCGAATTGATTGTCGAGAACCAGCAGAAACCCTCCGCACCCGACTTAACACATGACAAACCTAACAATGTTATGTCTACTGAAATAAAAGTAAGACGAGGGCGGGGTCTCGGTAAAAAGCCTCGGCATGCACTCACGAGCATACGCATACCGGTATATGTTCTTGAGTATTTCAAAGAGAACTTCGACAACAGCACATCCAAGATGCGCGAGGTTCTTGAACTTTATGTAGCTACCAAAGGAGAAATGTATGGCAAGAGTATCAGCGAAGGCTTACATCATCAAACACCCGAACGCCCCAGCATTGGAAATCATGAAGGCGACGGGGGTAAGCAAGGCGACAGTTTACAAACAGAAGTGGTTGTTAAAGAAACAAATTGCGAGTGGTGTGGACTTATCATCCCTGAAGGTGCGGCGTGGTCGCCCACGCAAAAACAAGCTTATTGACCTAAGCAAAGCAGGCTCACCGCTTAACACCCCTGACCCGAAGATGCCTAACTTCACACCGAAGCATGATCTCGTCAATCACCCCGCGCACTATACCGACGGTGGCATTGAGGTTATTGACTTCATTGAAGCTAAACGCCTTGGATACCATCTGGGTAACGTAGTAAAATATATCTGCCGCGCCGGTAAGAAAGGCACTAACAACGGCTTGGAAGATTTGCGCAAAGCACAATGGTATTTGAAACGCGCCATTGAACGCAACGAAGTCTACCCCTCTAATAAATAGCAGCCCCCCGCTGACTTTTGGCACGGCTAACCCCCGTGCTTTTTTTTTCGTCTTTTTGTTTCAACCCCCTTGACAAAGTCAAACATGCCTGTAAACTCAGTGCATGGCCTCTACACCCGAAGCAAAAGTTAAACTCAGCGTCGTTAAACTGCTCAAGCAGTACGGCGTCTATTTCTTCTTCCCCGCTACGCACGGATACGGACGCTCAGGCGTACCGGACATAGTCTGCTGCATCAAAGGCAAGTTCTTAGCTATTGAGTGCAAGGCTGGCAAGAACGAACCTACAGCGTTGCAACAGCGCGAGATTCTACAAATACAACAATCAGGCGGCATGGCAATGGTGGTCAAAGAAGACCTAACATTGTTAGAGTTTCTATTAAAGGAGCTAACTTATGAGTGAAGAATTTTCTGCGGGTGTGCGCATAGTGTTAGAACGCGCTAAGTCTAACCCAGAAGAGATGGGCGAAGAGTTTGGTAAGTGGTCGCAGCTGAGAGAAGCAATCTTTGAGTGTAAAGAACGTGGCATACGCAATGCGTGGACGCGAGGTTTTACCGAGGAAGAGATTGATGCGCTGTACGACTCGTTTTGTAGTTGCCACCGCAAGACATTTGATGACTGGGTGATGCAGCAGGTGTTAGTTGAAGAAAACGTAGAGCAAGGACTAAGGGAGTCACAGGTGCCCCAACGAGTATTTACCGAGACGCAGCTTAAGAGTCGTATGAAAGGCGTAGATCGGCACGGTACGTGGGATAACGTAACAAACCAAATGTCGAATACGTCGCTAGGAAATTTAGTGCACGGGTTAAATCAAGGACGTAAATGAAAATAATCGCGTTGGACTTTGAGACGTACTACGATAAAGAGTTTAGCCTTAAGAAGCTAACAACTGAGGAGTACATCCGTGATTCGCGTTTTGAAGTTATTGGAGTGGGAGTTAAGGAAGATGATGGGTCACCTGCCACATGGTTTAGTGGAACACAGACGCAGATTAAGAAGTATCTTGATTCGCTCGACCTCGGACAGCATTTGGTATTGGCTCACAACGCTATGTTTGATGCCGCTATATTGCATTGGCATTTCGGCATTAGTCCTCGGGGTTGGCTCGATACGCTTAGCATGGCTCGGGCACTACATACTATTGAAGTGGGTGGAAGCCTTGCGGCACTGGCTGAGTACTACGAACTCGGAGCAAAGGGAACCGAAGTCATCAAAGCCGAAGGCAAGCGTCGTACGGATTTCACCGCCGAAGAACTAGCTGCGTACGGCGAGTACTGCAAGAACGACTGCGACTTAACGCTAGAGCTGTTCCGTATTCTTAGTCAGGACTACGCGAAGGAGGAGCTGAAGCTAATCGACCTGACCATCCGTATGTTCTCGGAGCCGGTGTTAGAGCTTGATCAGGTGGTGTTGAAAGAACACTTAGAAGATGTAATGCGAACCAAAGCCGTACTTATGGCGGCTACCGAGTTGGACAAAGAAATGCTTATGAGCAACCCTAGATTGGCTGAGGTGCTACGTGGGTATGGGGTAGAACCGCCAATGAAGATAAGCCCAACGACAGGCAAAGAAACGTATGCGTTCTCCAAGACCGACGAAGATTTCAAAGCACTACTCGAACACGAGAACCCAACCATACAGGCTGTTGTAGCTGCTAGGCTAGGCGTTAAGTCTACGCTGGAGGAGACACGCACCCAACGCTTCATCGAGATCGCAGGACGAGGCACGTTGCCCATACCCCTACGCTACTACGCAGCCCACACCGGACGGTGGGGCGGGGATGACAAGGTGAACATGCAGAACCTGCCGCGTAGCTCTAACTTAAAAGACGCAATCATTGCCCCCGAGGGCTACATGATGATTGACTCGGATTCCTCACAGATCGAAGCGCGGACGCTGGCGTGGCTGGCGGGGCAGGATGACTTAGTTGAAGCATTCGAGCGTGGTGAGGACGTGTACAAGAAGATGGCCTCGGCTATCTATATGAAGCCTGAAGCGGACATTACTAAAGATGAAAGATTTGTCGGGAAGACAACGATCCTCGGGGCTGGCTACGGCATGGGGGCGGCGAAGTTCCAGAACCAACTAAAGGTGTTCGGTGTATCAATCGACATAGAAGAATGTAAGCGCATCATCAACGTGTACCGCGAGACGAACCCGCGCATACCGGCGCTGTGGCGTGAGGCGGGGAAGGCGCTGGAGACTATGATAGTTTTCCAGTCGGGAACCCTCGGGCGCTTAGGCATCATCGAGGTGCAAGGCAATCGGGGTTTGCGTTTACCAAATGGCATGTACATCAAGTACCCCAACCTGAGACTGATCACTAATAGTGACGGTAAAACAGAGATGGTGTACGATACAAAGAGGGGTAAAGCAACTATAGCAAACAGGATATACGGCGGGAAGGTCGTAGAGAACGTGTGCCAAGCCCTAGCAAGGATCGTCATTGGCAAGCAGATGCTTATGATCGCTAAGAAATACAAGGTGGTGATGACGGTGCATGATGCCGTGGCTTGCATTGTGCCGGAAGATGAAGTCGAGACCGCACAGGAGTTCGTGGAGTTGTGTATGCGCCTACGGCCTGACTGGGCACCTGAGTTACCACTTAACTGCGAAGCTGGACATGGAAGGAGCTATGGAGAATGTTAGACACAATGATATGGGCGGGGGTTGGGATCGTATGCGGTGTAGCGGGATCGACAATCGTGCACAAAATACAAGGGTTGAAAAACATACCTGTTGAAGTGGAGAAAGAGACAGGTTTAAGCTTCGCAGTACCGCAAGACGTAAACCACAGCACAACACCTCGCATTCGTGTGGGTGTGATTGACGCAATGAACGGGCGCATCTTAGAAGTCAGCACAGCTATACCAAATAACCATAACCACTACGACTGGAAAACAGAGATGTACGTCATATCGGAGAACCAGAAGCTAAGCGAAGCCATGTCGCTGGTCATGCTGATGAAAGGACTGGAGAAATAATGTTAGAGCCACTTAAAATTAACAAAGTGTGGGGTGCCATCAACGATTGGTGGGCTAGATCAATGTTTGCGATATTGCTCTTTCTAATCGGGTGGGTAATCGGCAACGTGCAAACCGAAGGGCGTATAGCGTCAGACTGCAAGTTCGCTAATGCGTTTCGCGTAGACATCCAAGCGTTTAGCTGCCAGAGGAAACTATGATTCCAGCTTGGTCATACAGCAGCATCAAGACGTTCGATCAGTGCCCGAAGAAGTACTTTCACCTGCGTATTAAGAAGGACTTCAAAGATGAAGATTCGACAGCAACGATCTTGGCAAGGAGCTTCACTCAGCTGCGGAAGAGTTCATTAAATCGGGTACGCCGATCCCGCCGAGGTTTAGCTTTATCGCGCCAACACTTGAGGCTCTCAATAATATTGGAGGCGAGAAGCATTGTGAACTCAAACTGGGAGTCGCTAAACGCGATGGTAAGTTCGCACCTTGCGACTTCTTTGCCAAGGATGTCTGGTGGCGGGGTATAGCTGACTTACTGATCGTCAATAAAGAAAAGCGCACAGCGTATCTGGTGGACTACAAGACCAGCAAGAACGCCAAGTACGCCGACACCAAGCAGCTAGACCTATTGGCAGGTGCGGTGTTCGTGCACTACCCCGAGGTAGTCGAGATCAAGTCAGCTTTGTTGTTTGTAGTTAGCAACGAGATAGTAAAGAAGAAGCACGAGTACATAATGAAAACGTCGTACATGAACAGCATGGAGCCTGAGCTTATCCGGCTGGAAGCGGCGATAAAGAACGATGTCTGGAACCCAGTCTCAGGGCCGCTATGTAGGTTCTGCCCTGTTACTGGATGCGCACACAACAGGGGGAAGTGATGACTCTAAACGAAGCTAAAGACTTAATTAACCTCATAGTCCAAGAAAACCCCGGCTTGTGCGATCACGGACTACGAACAATCAGTCCAGAGCAACAGGGTACTCCTATAAACCCAAAAGAATTTATGACGGTAGTTGAGTGGTTACTTGGCTATGACGCATTTGACCGCAGGAAAACAATCAATACCAGCATGGGGAGTTATGGTTGGAAGCACAAGGTGGAGCGCGATATGGGTTCGTACGTAAGCAACGGTGCTTTCATCTGCGCTGCACTTTACCTGAACTACAAAATGAAACCCATCCCCAACTCACCCAACGCATACTTTAACTTACGAAAGGAGTCGAGCTATGCCATACGTTAATAAGCCTCGCCCGTACAAGAAAGAGTACGAGCAGTATCAAGGTACACCTGAGCAGATCAAGAAACGCGCTGAGCGTAACGCTGCACGACGCAAGCTAGAGAAAGACGGCAAGGTGCACAAAGGTGACGGTAAAGACGTAGCCCACACTAAAGCGCTATCTAAAGGTGGCACTAACGCAACTGGCTTGAAGGTTGAGAGTGCTGGAGCTAACCGGTCATTCCTACGTGGTTCTGATCGTAGCTTGAAGTCCGAAGTCAGTAAGCGCGAACGTAAGAAGTGAAGATGAAGCACCTCCCTGCGGACGGAGGCGAACCTGTAGAGGTTGAAATGTCCGTGGAAGAAGCACGGATGATATGGCTAACAATGTTAGGTTCTGACTGGGTAGACGAAGCCATACTTATAGACGAACCGTTTGGCTCTGCGCTCGACATTGCTGGTACTGTTTTAGATTATGAAGCTTTGATTGAGTATGACTTTCACAAACAAAAAATAAAACTCAGATGCAAATCGTAGACAACAAAGTCATCGTCATCAGAACAAGACGCCCTCACTTAGTCACGGAAAAGATTAAGAAGAGCAAGGTCATTGGTAGGTTGCCTGATGGGTTCCATGATGTCGCCGTTCACTTCGGATTGGACGAAGTGCAAGAGCTGGCTAAACTAAAAATTAAAGACGTGCCTTCTACAATAGATAGAGACTACGACTGGCCCGGACAGTTCACGCCATTCGCACACCAGAAGCAGACCGCTTCGTTCCTGACGCTACGCAAGAAAGCGTTTTGTTTCAACGAGCAGGGTACAGGTAAGACCGCTGCGGTTATCTGGGCAGCAGACTACTTGATGAAGTTAGGTAAGGTACGACGGGCGCTTATCATCTGTCCGCTCTCCATCATGAAGTCTGCATGGCAGCAAGACCTGTTCCGCTTCGCTGTACACAGAAGCTGCGACATCGCTTACGGTAAACGTGAGCAGCGCAAGGCGGTTATCAACGGCGACGCTGAGTTTGTCATCATTAACTTTGACGGGTTAGAAATAGTTAAGGACGAGGTAATTAACGGCGAGTTTGATCTGATCGTCGTAGACGAAGCGTCAGCCTACAAGAATATGCAGACTGCGCGGTGGAAGACCTTGAAGGCTATTATGAACCTCGACAAGTGGCTGTGGATGCTTACTGGTACGCCAGCAGCACAAGCACCGACTGATGCGTACGGCCTAGCTCGTCTAGTGAATCCTGAAGGGATACCAACATTCTTCGGTCAGTTCCGTGACAAAGTTATGGAGAAGGTTGGTCAATTCCGTTGGGTACCCCGTCAAAATGCAGAAGTTGTAGTGCATAACGCCTTACAACCAGCGATCCGGTTTGAGAAAGCGCAATGCCTTGACCTGCCGGAGGTTACTTATCTTGAGCGCGATGCTCCACTTACCTCGCAGCAAGCTAAGTACTACCAGTTACTTAAGCAGCAGATGATCATCCATGCTGGCGGCGAAGAGGTCTCGTCAGTCAACGCTGCGGTCAATCTGAACAAGCTGCTACAGATTTCAGGCGGCGCGGTCTACTCTGATACCCGCGAGGTTGTTGAGTTTGATGTCAGCAACCGACTGCAAGCTGTGCAAGAGGTTATAGAAGAGGCAAGCCACAAGGTGCTGGTGTTCGTGCCTTTCACGCATACAATAGAGTTGCTCAAAGCACACTTAGAGAAGTCCAAGATTACGTGCGACGTTATTAGCGGTCAGGTAACAGTCAATAGACGTAACGACATTATCCAGCGGTTTCAGAGCGAGAAAGACCCACGAGTGCTTATCATCCAGCCTCAAGCAGCGTCACACGGTCTCACCCTCACCGCAGCAGACACAATCATTTGGTACGCACCTGTTACCAGCGTGGAAACTTACTTGCAAGCAAATGCACGGATCAACAGACCCGGACAGAAAAACGCTATGACTATTGTGCATATCAAAGGCAGTGAAGTCGAGACTCGGCTTTACAGAATGCTACGTACCAATATTGCAAACCACACAAAAATAATTGACCTGTACAAACAAGAATTAAACGGACAAGCTTGACATTGTCTAAAACTGGTGTATAGTGGGTTGACCATCTAACTTAGGAGAGAAAGATGAAATACTTAATCGCTATATGGGCACTCGCCGCAGCGGGGGTTGTCTACGCTGGCTGCTCTTCACACAGCTATCAATACAACGGTCGGTTTGTGTACTGCACTACTTGCTGCGACGCCAACGGCAACAACTGCAACACGTTCTGTAATTAAGTTGGAGGTAGCCCAGCCGGAGGTGGCGCTAATAACCCCGGCAGTAGGGGCCGAAGGTCCTTTTCGACGTTTTCCTATACTTCGGTGACCCTACACTTTCATAGGAGAGAGTATGGACGTGCAGGACTTTCCAGCCGACAAGCTGGCAGATATATACATAAAAATACGCGATAAGCGTGATGAACTGAAACGCAACTTCGAAGAAGAGTATGCAAAGCTGGGGACGCAGTTAGATGTCCTTTCCGGTGAGATGCTCGAATTGTGCAAGGAAAACAATGCGGACAGCATTAAAACTCCTGCGGGCACAATCATGCGACGGGTTGAAACTAGGTTCTGGACAAATGACTGGGATTCGTTTTACAGCTTTGTCGAAGACGAGGAGGCGTTTGGCTTGTTTGAGAAGCGCATCCATCAAGGTAACATGAAGCAGTTTTTAGAAGAAAACCCCGACAAGATGCCCAAGGGTCTGATGTCGGATAGCAAATACAAAATCACTGTAAGGAGAAGCAAATGAGCAACGAAGTCTCTATCTTCAAAAACGCTGACGTAGCACTTGCTAAGAAAGCGCCATCGGCACTGACCCAGTCTCTGATGAAGAAAACGTCGCGTCTGAAGCGCATCGTCGCCAAGAACGGCATTCTGCGCCGCCAAGCTAACGGCGAAGAAGTAGGTAAGCTGAAAGCGCCTTTGCGTGTAGTCGTCGTCAACGTAGCACCTGACATCTCGCGCACCTTCTACGCCAAGACCTACGACCCTAACGCTGAAGCTACTGCGCCTGACTGCTGGTCGCCAGATGGTCGTGTACCTGATGCAAGTGTCAAGAGCCCACAAGGTAAGAACTGCGAGACCTGCCCAAAGAACATCGCTGGTTCGGGTCAAGGTAATACTAAGGCTTGCCGCTACGGTCGCCGCATCGCGCTAGTGCTGCCGGATGATATGGATACCAACGTGGCTGGTGACGTGTATCAGATGCAGTTGTCAGCTAAGTCGATCTTCGGTAAGGGCAGCGGTCACACTTTCCCGTTCAACGCATACATGGACTACGTGTTTGCTAACGGCAGCGACTTGGAGTCTCTCATCACCGAGATCAGCTTCAACGAGGACAACGACAATCAGACGGTGCTGTTTAAAGCCGTGGACTTCGTCGGTAAAGACCCGCAGTTGGAAGCCGTTGTTGCGGAGGCCATGCAGTCTGTCGAGGCTAAGAAAGCTGTCGAGATGACGGTGTACCAAGTGGACACCCAAGACAAAGATAGCAACGAGGCGTTCGAGACTGTAGCTAAGAAAGACGAAGAAGCCCCGGTAGCTGAGCCAACCAAACGCGCAGGTAAGAAGCAGCAAGAAGTATCTGACGCACCTAAGAAAAGCCTAGCCGATGTCGTTAACGACTGGAGCAGCGAAGACTAAGGAGCAGTAATGAGCTACGGATACAGTCAACAACTTGCCGAGCGCAACCGAACAGCGAACGGTAAGTTACTTGGCGTAGCACTTGGACGTGTGTGCATACGTTACGACATTCCGGTAACAACTGTGGCAAAGACTCTGAAGGTAACGAGAGCTACGGTGTATAACTGGTTTGCCGGTACGCATGCACCGCACATCAAGTACTCCGACAAGATCAAAGAGCTGATCGAAAAGTATCGCGGTTAAGCAGGTGCAGCGCGACTTCGGGGGGTCTCGTACCCCCCTTTTTTACCTATAAATAATTAGACATGGCTACATTCGACCTACTAGATGCCGTGCTTCCCGAGGAGGGGTGGTTCTGCGTCATCGGTATTAAGAACGAGATAGCTTGGCAAAAACTTGTAGAGACTAGAGCAGAGGCAGATGAAGTAGCTAGGGATTATTTGGATGGTGAACGCGATGTGTATTTCGGCTGCGCTAAGTATGGCACCGGCGAGAACCGCAAAGCAGACAACGCCAAGTATTTCAAAGCAGTTTGGCTCGACATAGACTGCGGCCCCACTAAGGGTGTACCCAACGCCAAAGGCAAGATTGACGGGTACATCGATCAGGAGACAGGGCTGCAAGAGCTACGGCGCTTTTGCAAAACTATAGGTTTACCCAAGCCAGTGCTCGTTAACTCGGGGCGCGGCATTCATGTGTACTGGCCTCTGACGGAGACCATCGACAAAGACCGGTGGTGGCCTCTGGCACTACGCATGAAAGAGCTGTGCGGTATTCATAACCTGATCGTCGATCCGGCTGTATTTGACGTAGCGCGGGTGCTGCGCATACCGGGGACGCTGAACTATAAAGATGATCCACCCAAGCCGGTGGAGGTGTTGTCGTCGGCGGAACCCGTCTCTGCTGATGAGCTTACTAAAATTATTGGCGTCTCTGAAGAAACGTCGAAGTCGTTTTTCCCTAAGCGTAAGGGCCCTCCGTCTGCATTGACTATGGCTCTCATGAAGAACCGCACGGCATCGTTCAAGACGATCATGCTTAAGACGGCACAGGGGGAAGGCTGCAATCAGCTGCTGCACTGCTACCAAAACCAAGACAGTATTGACTACAACCTCTGGCGCTCCGGCTTATCTATCGCGGCGTTCTGCGAGGATGCGCAATCTGCTGCGCACAAGTTATCGAGTAAGTATCCGGGCTATGACGCGAGTGAAGTAGACGAGAAGCTACATAACCTACAGACCACAGGTGGGCCGCATCACTGCGAGACCTTTGAACGCTGGAACCCCGGCGGCTGCGAAGACTGTAAATACAAGGGCAAGATCACGTCGCCTATTAGTCTTGGCAAAGAAATAGCAAAAGCTGAAGCTACTGATGGCGCTTACGAAGTTGAGGTCGAGGACGAAGAAGGCGAAGTCACCCCGCTCTTCATCCCTGAGTTTCCGTACCCATATGTACGAGGCAAAAAGGGCGGCATCTATCGAGAGGTGATGGGCGAACCCGACCCAGTGCTGGTCTACGAGCATGACTTATATGTGCACAAGCGCATGTACGACCCGGATATGGGGGAGCTTGCCCTGATCAGGCTACACCTACCGCACGACGGTATGAAGGAGTTCAGCATCCCAGCGTCAGCACTAGCGGGGAAGGATGAACCTAAGAAATTACTAGCTACTCAGGGTGTGTTGGCGCACAAAGCGCAGATGGACTCGGTTGTCAGCTTTCTAATTTCTTGCGCAAAGAACATGCAGATTACAAAAAAGGCAGAGATTATGCGGACGCAGTTTGGCTGGGTAGATAAAGACAGCAAGTTTATTGTTGGTGACAGAGAGATCACGGTGAACGGCGAGTTTCACAGCCCCCCGTCAGCGGCTACGCGCCATCTGTCGCCTTTCGTCATGGAGTGCGGGGAGCTTGATAAGTGGAAGGAAGTATTCAACCTGTACTCACGCCCCGGCATGGAAGCCAATGCGTTTGCTGCACTTACTGCGTTTGGCGCTCCGCTACTGAAGTTCACCGGGCAGAGGGGCGCAATTATCAACTTGGTATTTCACGGCTCAGGGTCGGGCAAATCAACCACGCTGGCTGTATGTAACAGCGTATGGGGGCACCCAGATAACCTGATGTGTATCCCGAAGGACACGATCAACGCCAAGATGCTGAAGCTAGGGGTGATGAACCACTTGCCATTCACGATGGACGAGATCACCAACATGACCGCAGAGGACTTCTCTGACATGGCCTACGGCATGACGCAGGGGCGGTGGAAGGATCGCGTCAAGGGGCAAACCAACGAGCTGCGAGTCAACAATACATTCTGGCAGACCATGTCGTTAACCTCAGCCAACGCTTACTTTGCACAGAAGCTGGGTTCGCTGAAAGCCACGCCGGATGGCGAGATGATGCGCTTACTGGAGTATGAGATCAGATACTCCGACGCTATTGACGTTGCCGAGGGTAAGCAGTTGTTCGACCATCAGTTGCGCGAGAACTACGGATTGGCTGGAGGTATCTACGCTTCTTGGCTCGTATGCAACAGAGATGATGCAGTGCAGCTGCTTCGCGCTACGCAAGCCAAGATTGATAAAGAGTTAAGACTTTCGCAGAAGGAGCGGTTTTGGTCAGCGGTTGTAGCTTGCAATATCACGGGTGGGTTGATAGCCAAGTCGCTTGGGCTGCACGACTACGACATGCGAGCGATTTACAAGTGGGCTTGTAGTTTGATTTATGAGCTGCGTTCCGGCAATGATCAAAACGACAACCATGCTCTAGCTGCGCTGGGTAACTACATCAACCGCCACGTGCAAAATGCGCTGGTTATTAATGGGCAGTCGGATGCACGCACTACCTTCAATGCAGCGCCGCTGTTGGAACCGAAGGGGCAGCTAGTCTTACGTTACGAACCAGATAACAAGACTCTCTTCATTCAGGCATCAAGCTTCAAAGAAGACTGCGCCAAGCGGCAGGAGAACTACAATGAAATTCTTAAAGACCTCAAGATACGTGGCATATTCAAAGGGCGCGTAGTTAGGCGGCTGGGTACCGGTATGAAGGTGGCTTCTGCACCCGTCTACGTGCTGGAGTTTGATTGCAGCCAATCTGATTTCTTGAGTGTAGGCGACCTACCAATTAAAGAGGACAACGATGCTGGTGGAGAGCATCAGCTACCAGATAAACTGGAAAGCGTTTAAGAAAGGCACTTCGATCTTTGTTCCGTGCCTGAACCCACGTGGCGCTTTAGAAGACATAATGTCAACTATGAAACGCCTAAAAGTTAAAGTAGTGACAAAAGTGGTGATTCAGGACGGAGTGAGGGGGGTGCGTATTTGGAGGCTGTGAGCTATACTGCCCCGGACAGTAGGCTTCTCGCTCTGTCGCTTTCTCCTATGTTGGCTTCGCCCCGGCCCACTCCTCTCGCCGGGGCTATTTTTTGCCGTAAGGGTCAGGCGGCAGAATCTTCATAAGCATCGGGCGCAGCTTATCGGTAGTGCGGATACCCCGAACTGACATCGCGCTGGCCTCGATATTGTCCTCAATAGACTTGATGATGGTGTCAGCATCCAACGCGACCATCGGATTCTTCTTGTTGAAGTCTTTGAGCGCCCGTACCGCAGCATCCCGGCGGCTTGGTGTGAACTTAGTAGTCAGGTCTTTGAACATCGTTAGCACCTGACTGCGCTCCAGATTGACCTTGTCGAGTTCAGCCCGTGCCTGAGACACGTCTTCTTGCGTGGCACCGATCTTGGTTGGGCTAAAGCCCGTCGCCGCAATCGCAATCTCTTTGGCGCTTAGCTGATCCCGCGTTACTACCTTGTCATCCTTGAGGGTGCGCACACCTTCCTCGTTATACCGCATCGCTGTGGCAAATCCACGCACACCGGCGGGTAGCAACATCTCCACACCACGCTGCACGTCACCTGTATTTATGCGGCGCAGTGCTTCGGTTGCGTTAACTGCAAGTCCAACACTTGGGCCCAGCAAGTTGAAGATAAATTCTTTGAGTGCTTCTGGTTCAGATTTACCCTGTTTGATATCACGGAACCATAGCTGATCCAGTTTGACCCGACCGTGAAAGTCTATGTCAGTAGCCCACGATACAGGCCCACGCTCAAGTGCCAACCCTAGATTCTTGCCAAACTCTTCACGCAGCCAGTTACGGAAGCGCAGTTTCGGGTTGCGCTTCTCTGGGTCTTCATCATCCTCAGACAGCAACGACATCGCCCACACAAGTACCGATACCAGAGGTAGACCCAACGTACCGGCAAACATAGCAGTCATGCCAAGCGTACCGATAAACTTAGTAGCCGCAGTCTTCTTAACCTCGGCGTCTGCGCCCTTGAACATCTCTTTGAAGTTCTTGACCAGATAAAACGTAGTCTGCTGCGCGAACGACTTGAACTGCAACAGCACACGGGCAAGGTTGCTACGGAAATACCGTGGCTTGTTGAACTCCGAGTAGTCAAACATCGCCTCATCAGTCAGACGGGATGCTTCGTTTACTGCTTCCTCGAAGGCGGTCTTGTCATCGCGCTTAGCTTTCTTAGCACGGTCGTATGCTAAGTCGTACGCGGTCATGAACATCACTTCGCGGTTGATCTTCTCGCTGTGATGGAACAGGTAGCTAATAGCGTTGAGCGCAGTCATCGTAGACCCGCTGTACTTGTCTGACGACGTGCGTGAAAGTTGCAGGGTGTCGTAAGTCAGCGTGGTGTCAATCTTACCCCGACGCATAGCCTCCATGTACGCCTGTTGACGGTGCCCAGTCAGTTTAGATAGCAGGGTCGGGAATGTGTACTTGCCATCTTTATCAGTCACGCCCACTGACTTGAAGATGTTCATATTCTTAGCAAGTGCTAAGTTAGCCCGTGGGCCGAACTCTCCGTTTAGTACTGGCATGCCGAACACAGCCAGACCTGTCAGGTTGGTAATAGCCGAAGCAGGTGCACTCATGTAGTACACAAAGCTTGCTGTACCCAGCGTATTAGCTAGGCGTGTAGCAAACGCGTTCGACGGCTCAGGCGACAAAACTGCATCAATCCTGTCCTTCATCTCACGGTAGATCGGCTTGTACAGGTAATCCCGCTGAGGCTTGCCCTTAGTTGCATCCCAAGCGCGGTCTAGGGCTTTGCGTATCTTATCGCCGTACTCGATCTTGGCAAGCTGCACCGACGTATGGAAGCTGGACTTGGCAAAGTTGCGCAGTGCATCTGCGCGGAAGCCCGCTGTGCCCTTACGATGTAAGAAGTGCTTACGGAAGTTCTGCTCAGGCAATGTCGAGAAGTAAAGCTGATACACCTCATCACGCAGCCGAGATTTTTCTTTAGCCGCTTCCTCGTCCGTAGTGATGAGACTAAACTTAGCGCCGTCAATAAGGTCGGCTATATCCTTCACCATCCTCGAGTTGCGCATGCCCTCGTCGATAGCTTCCATATAGTTATCGCCCATACCGAACTGATCGGCATCGGCTTTTAGCTTTTCCAAAGGTATACCAAGCTCTTTAGCCCGCTGACGCACGAAAAAGTTCCGCTCACGTGCGTCTTCGAACATGTAGTACTCCATGTCTTTGCTACGTGTGCTACCTATACGCACCCAGTATTTACCCTCACGGACGAGCGGGAAGTAAGGCTCAGGTAGGTTCTCGAAGTCTTTTTCTAGCTTGGCGAGTAGCTTCTTGCGTGTGTCCTCGTCTACCGTCGTAGCCGATATACGATCTACAAGGATTTGCTTGTAGCGCAGGAACCGCGCTTTGTAGAAATCTCTGATCTTGTTGTAGAGCGCCTTACCATCCGGGCCCAACGACTCATACATCTCAGTGAGTGTCTTGGATTTATCCGGTGTCACCGATGGGTCTACTTGGTTAATCGTAGTCAGGTGAATCAGGCGGTTCAACGTGCGATACTTGCCGGGATTGGCTTGCTGCCACTGATGCCACTCTTTTGCCATCTGAGCAGTCTCGTCCAACATCTCGGTCTTGGCACCGTTCATGTCCTCAGCAAGACGAATCACGTTATCAAGTAACGGCTTACCATCCGCATCGGTCATCGCCTTTGCTGCTTCAAGTTCAGTCAGCTGCCGTGTAGTCAGCGCACCTAGAAAAACAGAGCGTTGTTCATCCCCGGTGCCGTTATAGATGTCGGAGACCACGTTCTTGAAGTCATCCCAGCCACGCACTTTAATGAGCTGCCCGATGATGGTCAGGTTTTCTTCCGGCGCAGACAAGGGCTGCTTGATGTTGTCAGCTTTCTGCTTGCCTTCTTTGCCCGCTTTCTTAGCAGCTTGTACCTCCGCAGGTGTAGCTATGATGGCGTTCGCATCAATCGGCAACTTCATGCTTAGCACAGCATCAGTAGAGATTATTAGGTCTTGTAACGCCGACTGATACTGCTCCGCCATATTAAATAGCTTGCGGATGCCTTGTACAAACTTGGTGAAGAACGACGTGCCTTTGACATCGCCGGGGATGTTTGCCAAGAACGACTGCATAACCTTGTCAGTCAGGCCATACGACACGAACTCGCGGATGTCGGTAAATGCACCGTTCCTATATAACCCATCGAGGGACTCGTTAGAGCGCCCGTCAGATTTAATTTTTAGGTAGACAGACCCTGCGCGGTTCATAGCCTGACGCATCACAGACACAAAAGCCTGTAACGGTATGTCGCGGTCTAGCCCTTTCTCAGTTAGTGCTAGTGCGTAATCAAGCTTTTTGCTTGTCGCGGCGTGCAATGCCTCATGGAGCACCACCGTGTTGTTGGTACCCTGCACGTCACCGAAGGATGTATCGCGGACATAGATCACGTCTTGGTAATACACACCCTGCGTCGTATCCGTCATTGCGTTTGCAACAACGTCCGGTATCTTAGTGTTGGGGCCGATTACTACAAACTTCACGCCCTTGACCGCAGATAGTAGGCGCTGAGCAAGCAACTTCTCGAACGCATTACCCTTGTTGATTATGTAGCGCAGAGCTTGCTGCGCATCGGTCATCTGCTCAAAGGCCGCATCTGGCGCAGTTACTGAAGAAATCGGTAAACGCGTGGACTTGAGGACTGTGACCCCTTCAGCAGAGGCTTTTTCTGCATACATGGCTTCGAATTCGGCACGCTCTTCTGGTGTGAAGTTAGCAACAGCATCAATAGCTAACTGCCGCGCTTTCCACGGCTTACCATTAGGCTGCGTCAAGTCTTTGCGCTTTGACAGTCCAAACAGGGCTAACTTAGCCTGACGCAGTTCCGCCTGCCGTTGCGCTTCTCCTGCGATAGCTAGTGCTATTGCTCGCTCGTCTTTGAAACCTTCAGCTTCCATAGCTTCGGGCGTGACAGGCGTAGAGAGTTTTTGCAAGGCGGTGATAGCCTTGTTGGCCGCAGTAGTCAGCGCCTTGTTACGGCGCATCTGTTCTTGCTGGGCACCTACATCCTTACGATTGACCGTCGCAGCTACCGCAGATTCAGCAGCTTCGTTTGTGGCTGTCTCTAGTTCGGTTGCGGCAGGGGCTGCTTGTTGCGGTCTTTCTTCTTTTGCTTCGACGGCTTCAGTGGTTTCAGCGACACTGGGTTCCTCCGTTATGACTTCTTCAGGGGTTGGTGTTGTTTCTTGCTGTAAACTTGTAATAGGCACGGAGCGCAGAACCTCGCCCATTTCGTCTTTTATACTTATATCTGCGCTATTACCCGAAGTGCTTAGTATCGTAACCGGAGTGCTACCCCCAAGCTCATTTAAGATTGCGGGGCCCGGTACTAATTCAGCAGGTTGTTCTAATCCTTGATTAGCCGCAGCAGCAAGTGATGTTTCCAGCGCTTCGGCATCGGTAGGCGATACAGCAGGTGCGGCTTCTCCCAGAGCTTCACTAGGAACAGCACTAGGTACGGTAGCAGCAGGGGTAGTAGTAATAGCTTCACTTGGCGCTCCTTCTAATGCAGTTGGCTGTACTCCCGCTCCAGCGACAGGCTCACCAGCAAGTTGTGTAGCAATATCCAATCCACTTGCGAGAGATGCTTCAACTCCTCCGGTAACATCGGGGGCTCCAATACCAGACACTCCAGCGCTAGGCTCAACTCCTGTGGCGACAGGTTCTGTAGGTTGAGTGACATCGGCGACTCCTCTCGTGTCAACGGGTATCTGGAATATGCCAAATTTGCCATCCTCCAATTCCTGAACGGCAAAGTTCTCGTTAGGACGATTGAGTTTTAAAAGTCTTGTACGCTCTTGCGCAGCTTCAGGAGTATCGAATGCAAAGAGTGGTTCTTCCGCAGCTGGTGTAGGCGTAACGACTGCGCCGGGTTCTGCCGTAGAAGCTGCGATTTCTTCTTTGATTTGTCTATCTTGGTCTTCTAAATCGCGCTCATCACCAGCAAGTTTTTTAGCGGCGCGGGTTTGTAGTACACGGCTAGTCGCACCCATCGGGCCACCAAGCAGCAATGCACCACCTGCGGCTTCTAAGTATTCTTTAGCAGCGGTTGGGTCAGTGAACGGATTAATCTCCAGCCCAGCCTGCCAACGCTCTAGTAGTTGTTGCGAGACTTCTTGTGGGACTTCAAAGGCGATACCCTTCGCAGCCCCCGTAGCCACAGCACGACGGTAAGCACCGGGGCGTGTAGCTGACTCAACGATTTCCATCGCCGCTCTATCTGCGGCTGCTTTACCCTCTAGGCCGACTAACTGACCTAACGGCTTGAAGAACTTAAACCCAAAGATGTCGAGCGCAGTTTGTCCCGTGGCGGCTGCACTAGCAGTCAGACGGTTGATGTCCTCGCCCTCTTTGCCACGCGCCTTCTGCTCTTCTTTTTGGCGGGCGATGTTGTCTGCAATATACGAACCCAACGCCGTAATACCGTAAGCGGCGGTGCCAGCAAGTGCAGCGGGTACAGCAGCAGGTGCAGCAAAAGCGGCAGCGGCACCAGCCCCCATCGCCGGAGCCATTGCGCCAAACGACGTACCCGCAACTTCCTTGAACTTATCGTAGGTCTTGCTTAGCGCGTCGCCGTAGTTACCTTGGCGGAAGGCTTCGCCTATGTCGCTAAACTCAGTCTGCTTGTATTCTTCAGCAGCTTTCTGTCTAGCAGCGAGCAACTCCTCGGTAGACTTAGCTTGGTCTCCGACCCCAAAGAATAGCTTGGCGGCAGGTGCAGCAGTCTCCACACGTTCTCTTAGTGCAGACGTAAACGACCCAGTGAAACCGGGTTCCTCTTTAGTGCGGGCATCGATAAACGGAACCGCCGTAGAAGGGTCAAAGCCCCCCGTGCGAGGAGCTTCTATTTCTAATGCCGCAGTTGAGGGGTCAAACGAAAACCCCCGCGTCGTTTCTACGGGACGTGCTGTAGATGGATCGAAAGCCATAGCGGTTAAACCGGCTGGTAGGATTTAGGGTCTTTAGGATCACCGCCTATATATTTAGCTCTGTTGCCGTTTGCATCTGTGAAAATTTGCCCCGGTTGTGGCTTAGTACTCCCAGCTGCACTTGCGCTTGCCCCCGCGTCCGGTTGCGCCCCACCCCCGCCGAGTGCGGTTTTGTAGCGCTTTTCGGCATCCGCTAGTTTTGTGCGTAGGCTCGCCACACTTTCGCCCGCTGGCAACGGCAGCCCTAATTCCGCATTTGTCAGCATTTTGTTGATAGCGGTTATTTCGTCTTGGATTACGTTAGCCGCGCCTGTACCCGCACGAAGACTTGCATATGGATCAACCTTAAACATCTTAGCGTAGTCTTCCGTAGCTATACGTTTGAGCTGCGCCAACTCTTGTTGGTTAGGGTTACGTCCGTTTGCTTTAGTAAAGTCAGCAACCGCGCCCTCAATGTAGTTCCCAAGCGCTTGACGATTAACGTCAGTCTGACCCGCACGCTGTACAGCAAACCCTTCACGTGCAATCTGTAACTGCTGCGCCAGTTTTTTATCTTCCTGTGCAATGTTCGCCAACTTTTCTGTCTTGCTGGCATCGAGTGCGTACATGTTTTGTTGGATGCCTGCAATGCGATCCGCAGATTTCTGCGCCTCGGCGTATTTACCGCGCTTATCAAGCCGCTCATAACGTGCAGTCTCTATGCGTAGCTTATCTGCCTCACGCTTGGCATCGCGCTTAAGTTTGTCGAGTTCTTTGACGTTGCGCCCAACAATTGCACCTGCTTTACCAAACGCAGTAGCAAACGGAACGGATTGACCGAAAGCCTCCATAGCTTCGAATGCCATACCCGCTTTAGACATCGCCTCGGACTCAGGGCTAATCTCTGAAGACTTAGCAAGCTTTTCAGACAGCTCAATAGACTTATCTGGACCGAGGAATCTTTCTTGTTCGGCTAAGCTGGCTTCAATATCTTTAGCCCGATCTGTCTCTGTGCGGAAAGCTTTCAATGGGTCTAAAGCACGAAGGTTTGCTATGTCGTCGGGCTTTGCCTCAACCTTATTACCTTTAGCGAAAGCGACGATACCGCCACGCGCCATCTCAGGCATCTCTTCACGCTCGCCTACTGCGGTGTCACCAAACATAGTCTCAGATAGCGGAGCCGCAGCGATACCCGAGTCTGCACCCATATCAGCGGCGATCATCTCGTCCTTGATGGTAGTCTCAGGGATAGACTCAGCGAGGATGTTGGCGTTGCGTAGTCGAGCGTTTAACGTCTGCTGTTCCTGTACTAATGCGAATGTAGTTGCGTCACTAGCGTTTTGCTTAACGGCCTCAAGCTGCTCTTCCGACATGCCATTCAGCGCCGCACGTAGCTTGTTGATGTCCATCGTGTTAGGCACAGAGCCTTGGGGCTGCGGAGCTGCATCAGCAATACCACCTTCAGGCACGCCACCCTCTGCGTAACCCTTGACGATGCCGCCCTCCTTGAACCCACCCTTACCTAACTGCGAAAGGCCGTACGCACCCAGACCCATCTGCGCAATTTGTGAGGATAGCGGAGGCGGGGCTTGGAACTGCTGATACGAGACTTGAGATAGCGGGACACCACGTAGGATGTCCGACAAGAATGATAGTTGCTGCTGCTCGTAGCCACGCTGACCCAAAAAGTCTTGATAAGCTTGACTGAGTTTTTGCTGGTCGAGCTGTTGCTGTTGAGCGCCCGCCGCAGCTTGAGCACGCATCGCTGCTTCCTCCTGACCAAACTGTTGTTGACCGAGCGCACCTAACTGCCCAGCGGCAGCGAGCTGCTGTTGCAGACCCTGCATGCCATAACCAGCACCAAATTGACGGGACTGCTCCGACATGCGTTGGGCTTCTGTGCCGTAACGTGCAGCGGCTTCCGCAGCCGTCATACCTTGACCAAAACCAAACTGACGCGACTGCTCAGTCCCTTGCTGTGCCTGCATATACGCTTGCTGGTTAGCCAGTTGTGCTTGCAGTCTAGCCTGCTGTTCCGCGTTGAACTGCTGCGTAGCACGATCAAATGCTGCTTGACCCCCACGAGCTTGAATATCACCCAATTGCATACCGAGGTTACGCTGGCGTTCCGCTTCGACTAAGCCTTGACGAGACCCACCAAACGCACCTTGCTGTACGGCCTGCGCTTGTTGCTTTTGCCCCAAGATGTCGGACTGACGCATAGCTTCACGTTTTTCAATGTTCGTGACAGCTTGTTGGTACGGCGACATAAAAGCTTCTGCCATACCGGGACGGGTAAAGCTGCTAGTCCGTGCACCCATAATGCCGAATTGCCCCGGTTGATACTGCCCCGGCGCTTGATATACGTTGGAGAACCCTGTGGGGTCATACCCAGTACCGGCAGCGCGTAGCCCAGCGCCAGCAGCAAGTTGTGACGCCATACCAGTCTGCGCGGTAGGGCCAAGATTTCCTGCTGCCTCAAACGATTTCTGCTGTAGCGGTTTAAATTCAGCGATGCGCTGCTCGCCGTATGGCTGATAAGGAGTTTTAGAATAGGCTTCTGCGCGTCCAAGCATCCGCTCGACGGTGGGCCTTGCGTACTCAGGAATAGTTGTAGTGGTCTGTGTGGTGCTAGATGGCTGCGCCTGCCCACCACCGCCGGGGTAAAGTCTGCGCCCATCACTGCTGTAACCGTTAAATTTATTCCTGATAATCATAATTTTGCTCCTACAACCCTGTACTTTTCCGAAAGACCGAATCGTTGCCACAATCTAGTTGCTGACTCACGTGAGGCACCCTCTATATAGGTTGCGCCAAACGCTTTGAGTAACTCTGTGAACTGCGCGTACGTTTCGTGGCCTGTAATTAGTTTGCCACCCATCGTGACAATAAAGGCAACCCGATCTTTTGGGCGGTTGTAAAACTGAATCGTTGCAGCACCATGTATAACTTGGTCGTCGTCAATCGCAACTATAAGTACCCAAGTGCCATTTGTTACGTAAAGCTTAGCGTGTTCAATGTTGTAGTCGTCTTGATACGCCAAGGCCGCATCGATGAATTCCTCCACCTGCGGCCATAATTGGTTTACATAGTTAACGTCTACGTGTTGTATCTTCATGCGGGCAGATGCTTATCTGCTTTACTGTTAATCGCTACTTTGCCTTTACCTACCGACTTGCGGCGACCTTTTTGTATACGCTCCATCATGGCGTACAGCTTACGTGCACCAGCTTCTGTGGAGCCATTACCAAGCTCCGACACAATCCGGGCGGGCACTACAAACTCGCCATCAGCGAGACGAGCAGGCTGACGCTTCCCAATAACAGCAGGAATAGAATCAGAAACTCCATCGCCCGGCCCTTTCAATAGACGCCCACCATCAGAGTAGTCACCTAGATCAGACAAACCACCCCTTGCAAACTTTGGCTCACCGCTATACGCACTCACACCAGCATCGCCGCTTGGTGAAATGACGTTAATTGCTTCAGGGCGCTGCACCATCGGGTTGCTGTACATCGCTGTGTTAATGCCAGCCATCGGGTACCCAGTATTCGCTCCCACCGCGTTTTGTGCCGCCATCATTTCTACAGGGCCACCGATTGCATACGCTTTTGCTATGCCGCCCTCAGCTATTTTTTCAATTTCTTTGGCTTTAGGGGATGTAGCTGAGTAAGGCTCCAATGGTGTGAACTTAGAGTCAAAGTACATACGCTCACTAGTATCTTCTAGCGGACTAACTGCGTATGCCTCGGGGCGCTGAGTGCGCGTAAACTCGTACGGGCGAATCATGCCTTTGTCTTGTTCAGCTGGAGTTTTTGGTTTGCCGCCCATTAAGGCATTTACTCCAAGCCCCACAGCCGCACTAGTGGCATATGGGTGCTCTTTTATATAGTCACCTGCCGCATCCATACTAGGGTTCTGAATCAGGTTACCTAAGTTTGAGAGGAAATTACCGCCGGGTTGAATTGGACTCGCCGGTGGCAGCGCAGCAGCATTTGGAGAAAGACCTTGAGCGCCCTGAGCGTAGCTCATATTAGCGGGGCCGCGCATCGCGGTATTGGCATTCCGAATATTTTCTACTAGGCCGGGTGCTTGTTGAGGAACTTGATTAACGAGCTGTTGTGAAACAGTCTGAGACGCTTTTATCATCTCAGGTGTCAGATTCCCCGCTTGTGAACCCAACCCGGCAAATTGATTAGCTGCATTCCATGAAGCTGGGTTTGCCCCCGCTGAAGCCACCTTACTCAACCCAGAAGCAGCGTTAGCAAAAGGAGTGGCGGCGTTAAACGCAGTTGGGATCGCAGTGCCTGCTTGTAGTCCGCCCAGTGCGGGTGCGGCTTTAGCGAATATGCCCGGTGCAGCGGTAGCGGTTAGCCCTTTGGTAGCGAGGGCAGGGAGGGCAAGTGAAGGCGCGGCAGCGGCGGCAGGTAATACAGAGGCCATACCCCCCAATGCGTTTAGGCCGAGACCACCAAGAACTCCCGAGGTAGCTGCGCCAGTACCGAGAATAGACCCCGCAGTTAGTCCAGTGGTAAGCGCCCCAGTAGTCGCTGTAGTAGCGGCAACAGCAGGAAGAGCGGCGGCAGCACCCATAATTTCACCTCAATGTCAATTGCAAGAAGTGTAGCACTTCACTGCGTCAAAGCCTACGGGATTAGCCAACTTTCCAGTCGGTACCGTCCGAATAAACAGGCACTTTGCCACTACCGCCACCGGCAACCGTGGAGCCAAATGTTGATACCGATGAGTCGATGACAAATGCTCTTGCCCCCACGCCCAAAGAAGCCGCGCCGGGCAGTGTTGCTACTTCGTAAACACCACTTAAGCAGAACCCTGCTGCGAGGTTATCAATGGTGGCAAAGTACTGCCGCAAGATGTTATTAAGTGTGTCTTGGTATTGCCGGTCATACTGCACTGGTGCAAACGGGAATAGTGGCGTTTTAGTAAGTGCAATAGTTTTAAGCTGCCTTGCCATTGTGGCTACCTCCTGCCGTCCGGTCTGACATCAAGACGCGGGATACCTAGCTGCCACTGCGTACCCAACGTATCTGACTCAACTTTGAACGCCATCTGCCGCCCACGCACCCGGCTATACACAATCTCAGTAAACTCTTGCACGCTGTATACCTGCTGCCCAGCGTAAGACTGCGCAGATTGAATTGTTGGGCTTGGCGATACACCATACCCAGAGCCGGGGTTCTGTCGTGGACGAACTACAAACTTAACGCGAGGCGTCTCTGGCGCGGGTGTAGTCGAATTATCAAACGTAATGTCAGGCAAGATGCGCCACACAAACCCGTAGTTATGCCCATCCCCAATATCAAAATCGGACGATTGAATGTATGCGCTGATTGCGCTAGGCGGGTTGGTGCTACCGTCATCGACCGCAGCTTCGTGATACACCAATAAGTTACCGCTAGTTGCCGCCATCGGAAATTGACGTAGTGGGCTATCCAGCCAAGCCGTTCTATCCAGCGTGCCGTAATACCAAACACGGTCGAGGTAGTTGAAGATCACATAGCGATCGATGACATCGGAGTTAGCCGAGCAATAAAACCACCAGATTTCAGAATAGCCTTCATTGGTACCAGCAAAGAACTGTTCCTGTTGATCACGGTTAATATCGCCAAACACGAACTGACGCAGTGAGCACGGTAGCGTTTCAACTCGACCAGAGTAAACATAAAACTTATCTACTCCCATCCAGTAAATAACACCAGCAGCCGTTGCCATCGCGTTCTGCGAAGCAATAGATATGTTGTCCGCGAGTAGCGTGAAGCCCCACACCAGCGGGGGGCCAAAATATTGCATGGAGTAGATAGCGGCATCAGTCCAAACGATAATTTCTTGGCGGGTTTGTAACGCCCCTACAATGAATGAGCCGTGCGAAAGACGGAAATCACCCGCTTGGTTGGTGGGCAGTGGCTCCCAATCCGTATAGCTTTCTTGCGCAGTCCAACGAATCTGCATCGGGTCAAGCTCAGTCGTCGCATACGTGCCACTCGGGTCATTACAACCAAATGCAATCACAATACGAGAGGCATCCGACACCATAATCTCGTTAACTTGCGACGGCGTATAAGTGTTAGACACAATAACGCCCCGTGTGCCGTAGGCAGGATTAGAACCCGAACCGGGTTGCCATAAATAAATAGCGCCGCCACGAGGGTTGAATAGCAAATCTTCGCCAAAATTGGACTGGCTCCATAAGCGTAGTGATACTTCAACCCCTATTGCACTAGGAAATCCTTCGCCCCAGCCGGGGAAGCCTGTGGCTTGTACAACCAAAGCGCCGTCACTATGAGATGCAGCAGTTGTGCCATCCGCACCACGGGTGCAGCCAGTAAAGTCGGTCGAGGTTTTGCCTGAGTAGGTAATGTATTCGCCATCAATCCATATAGCACCGCTAGTAGTAAACGCTGTTGTGCTTACCACGGTAATAGTCGTTGCTGAATTATTAATCCCGCCGTTCAACGTAGACGACGAAGTACCCGGAATATATCCGCCCCACGGCGAAACGCCCCAACCAGTACCAACTGTGTTGATAGCAGGGGCTGTATTAATTTGATACGCCGCATCTGTTGCGCCCCCACCATCACCCGAATCCGATGCATTTGCCGCAACAGACGAAGTAATAGTGTATTGCGTCCCAGTCAATACAGACTGAATTTGAAACTCGGAGTTTAGGATCGCAGCAGTGATATTGCCGCCAAGACTTACCGCACTTGAGAAAGTAACGAAGTCGCCCGCTTGTAATCCTGAAATACCTGTATCTGTTACGGTAATCGTAGTTGAGCCGTTAGTAGCGGCAAACGTAGTTGTGTTCGTTGTTGTCGAGCGGATCGGCGTGATGTCATAGTACGCACCGCCAGATTCAATATAAAATTTGAGGTTGGTGCCAACACCAGCGAGATTAAAACCTTTAAGCGTTACCCAGTTCCACAGCGAACGGCAGACACCAAGAAAGGTGTTGTACGACAGCGCCGCCCAGCCGCCGATCTTCTCTGGGTAGCCAGAACGAAAGCGCACTTTGTCGCACTCAAACCAACCACCCTCGTTGGCAAGCGTCGTGCCTTCGCGGTTTACACCGGGGCGGAACTGTAGCTTCTGCAACGGCATGGCTATTCCTTACTTTTGCCTGACGGCGTTGTATTGTTTGACGCATTGGTCGAGGGCGGCTTGGAGACGGGCGGCGTCGGCAGCGTACCCTGCAAGAAACTCTCCATCTCCTTTTGCCAATTCCGCACCGGAGGCTCCACTGCAAGATCGGGCGGTACCGGAGGCGGTACCATTTTCGGCGGGGCGCTCCTGCCTGTCGCGCAAGCTGTTAGTAAGAGCGGTAGCACGAGCATTAATGTCCCTGATCTGCGCATCCTTTTCCCTCCGCAGCTTGTCCGCCGCCTGTTGCATTTCTTGCTCACGTTGCCGGGCTTCTTCCTGCCCCTTGGCATAAGCGGCGTACTGCTCTGCCTTCTCTTTATCCCACGCCTGCTGGACTTCCGCTTGACCCGCAGAATTGCCTTTATAATACCCGCCCCCAGCTGCACCGGCAATCGCCAATACAAGCGTCAACAGCACCCACGGGTTGAAGAACGCTGTCACTTAGTAGGCACCTTGGTAGCGTCTAGCTTCTTGTGAACTCGGACTTCTTTGCAGACCTGCACCTCTTTACCCTTCTTGTCCTTCTGGGTGTTACAGACCTTCTTGGTCTCGGCAGCGTGAATCTGGAAAGCCAACACCAAACTTGTTAAAACGGTAACAAACATACGCAGACTAAGTAGCTTCATCATGTGATTTCCTTAAGTGCTTTTATAAGACGCGTTGTGTTTTGCTTCTAACTCACGTAAATCATTTGCAACATCTGATACCCCGTGCCAGTCTTCTAGAGCAATCATTACCTGTAAGTAGTCCAACAGTATGCTCTTTTGTGTTTCAAAGCTGGTGTAATCTTTGTTCACGAAATCTCCGGATGAGGGGGTTGCACTGGGGCTGGTTTACCGCCATAGCCTGTAGCCACCGGCAGAGGCGAACTAATAGGATCAATGGTTGGCTCCATACGTACAGGTGTTTGCGTAGGTGCAGGTGCCTTGGGAGCCGGTGGTGTTGGCTTGTCGTCTCGTTCTTCCTTGGTTGACAGCCCCGGCGGTACAAACTGCTGAAGCGCATCCTTACCCTTGACGGCAAGCAGGGTTGCCAAAGATCCTAAAATATATTTAGACATGTCCGACAAGATCAGGAAGAACTGCTTGTCCGCCGGTGCCATCCCGCTCATCGGTTGCTCGACGAATACGACAGAATACAAGCTCACGCCCACCATAATGATCACGACGCAGCAGAACGTAACAGCAATACAGAACTTAATTACTGCATCGTGTTGTTCCTGTGTCAGTGCAAGGAACTGGCTTATTAGTTTTAGCGGGTTCATTGGGTTCCTCTTTCATCACTTCCGGTTTCAACAACTGATCCGGGCAGGTTCCTGTTACAGCACATTGTGGACGTTGGCATCGCGGTTTGTCCCAGTTTTCTGGGTTCTGACAAAAGTACCGAACCCGCTCACACCCGCTAAGCCAAACGACTGCCAGTATCAAGCATAGCCAACGCAATTTCATAGTGATGCTCCCTATCTGCCAATCCAATATAGCCGCCGTTAATCGCACGGGTTAAGCCCTTGAAGTCGTTGCCATCGACAAACCGGTTTAGCTTGTTCGTCTCCCAGAACCAGCAGGCACTCTGGGCTGCGCCCTCGAAGGTCTCCAAGTATTCCGACGCTTGCTCTGGGGTCAGGTCAAGTGAGGCACCGAACCAAAAATAGTTGTCCTTGCCGGTCAGCTGCAAAATCCCGCGCCCGCGAAATTTGAACCCCTCGGCACTGGCTTCGTCGCCGTTGCCCATCCGATTAGCGTACACACGGCTGGCAATCTTCTTCGGGTTGCGCTCGTACTGCTTGGCAAGCTCAAGTGTGGGGAAGTACTTCGGGAAGACACGCATCAAGCCGGAGGCTGAGTAGTTCAGGTTCTCGGTGACAAACACGAAGCCGCCCGATTCATGAGCGCACTGTGCTAGGAATGCAGCAATGCGCTTCGGGGTGTTGATTTGGTACTCATCCAGCAAAGACTTGCCGCCCAGTTCTGTCTGCGGGCTAAATAGCGTGTCGTACCACTGCTGCGCGTACTTGGTGTTGGGGGCAAACTTCTTGAACTGTGCCAACGTGATCATCTGTCGTACATCCTCTCAATCAGTATTTCCTTGCGCAGCTCCCGCATCTTCCTTACCTCATGCACCGCCGCTTGGGTCGCAAAGTACATGTCGTAGTACATAAAGGCTAAGATTGGCATCACGATAAAGAACATCAGCACCACGGTAAGAACCACAACAATCAATGACCAAGGGACGTTCTCATCATCGCGCTTCTTGTCGTCAGCCACATTATTCCCACCGCCCATATAACTACGAACACCACTGCCGAAACCCACGCCGCCTTTGACTTGATTTCCGCTATTCTTCTTTTGCGTCGCCATGATGCTATCTGTGCCAGTCTAAGTTCCTCTGCGTGGGCTACCTCCTGTTCGGCAACAATCTTCTGCCGCATCTCATCAAACTTACCCCACAGCGCACCCAATTCTGGCGGGGCTTTGTACACCATC